CGATGCAATGGTGTCCGGCAATGCAGAGGTGTCCGGCAATGCAGAGGTGTCCGGCAATGCAGAGGTGTACGGCAATGCAGAGGTGTACGGCAATGCAGAGGTGTCCGGCAATGCAGATTACACAACTATTCGTGGATTCGGTACTCAATTCCGCACAACTACATTCTTCAGATGCAAAGACAAACAAGTCAAAGTATCTTGCGGCTGCTTCTATGGAACAATTCCAGAGTTCCGTGAACAGGTTAAAAATACCAGAAAAGGCAAAATCGCCGAAGAATACTTGATGATTGCCGATCTCATGGAGAAACATTTTGCAGAAGAAGCAAAATAGAAGAAGCATCATAATCTATCGTAGAAAGGAGAGATTCTTATGGCAGTAATTAAAACAATAAAAAATGAATCTGGCGGGATAATCAGAATACATGATGATTACTGCAAGGATAATACACCGGAAGACAATCAAAAAATCGTCGATGAATGTTCGAGAATTATCTTGGACTATTACAGAAGAAAAGAAGCAAATTTGGCATAAGCGCCCCGGAGGGAGTCGGCACCTCCACCCCGGAGCAGTGTACTCACTAACCAAAGCTTAGTGGATACAGGTAAATTATAATCCTCTATCCGCTAAAAAGTCAATATTAAGCGAGAGGAAAAATAACATGGAAAATAAAAAAAATGCAACAAACAACGAAAAGATTACATGGAACGATTTGGAAACAATGTTAGCTACCGAAATCGTAAGAAAATCAAAGAGAGAGACTAAGAAGTGGTTCAGTGCATGGCTTTTGACTGCCGCGCTGTTAATCATTACTAATATCTTCTGGTATATTGCTTACAGTCTGTAATCTTTTTCTTTTTGGAGGGAAAAGAATGAAATCACCTAGACAGAACAGAAAGGATATTGTAGTCAGTGTGATTATCGGGATCCTGTTTACTTTTCTTCCGGTGTGGATGTGGGAGAAGAGCTTGCAGCAGGTCCTGGCAGGCATTGTATTTGCGCTGTTTACGTATTTAGCACTGCTTTAAGAAAGGAGAACGAAAATGTTTGAAAAAGAAATCAAAGAGCTTTTTGAATTAGCATGGAGAGTTTCAAACGAAACAGATTATTTTGTTTCGTTTTACATCACTTCGCACGTGCATCTTTGCGATATCGACATTATGAATTCAAAGTGGGATCCGAACAGGAAAAAGGATGGAAATTACACAATCTACTTTGATAGTAAACTGCTTAAGAAGGAATCAGCTGAGCAGTGCAAACTTGCAAAAGCACATCTTCTTAGACTCTTAATAGATGGGAGGTGTCCGCTAAATGTTGAATCAGATGGAGTTGAAGCTCCTGCCGACAATGGAACTGATAACAACGGTGAACGAGCTTCTGGGTGAGCTGGACAGGCGGGAAGCGTACATTCTTGATTGGGAGAACCCGGACATGTATCTGAACCACCTCGAATATCACTGTGCCGGCGGAGCATTTTCGAATGGTGAAAAAAATCCGGTGAGAGGGGATGGATCCGACAATGTGTATTGCTTTTTTGAGGCGGTGTAAACATGGAAGAACGCATTAATGAGATTGTTAGATTGATTGACACCCAGCTTGCTATTGTGCCAGATAATCCGATAGAGGAATCATACAAGGCAAGGACATTGGCAAGCTACGTACAAGCCTTAAATGGGCTTTTAACGGCTCAAAAATCATATAAGGAGGAAAGTATCAATGAGTGATTTTGAAATCCGTATTCCGGCGAGAAAGAAACAGCCTGCAACTGATAAGGATAATCCGGTCGTGAAAGTATCAACAGACGCATACAACGCACTGGTTGAGATTTATAACGAATCAACTTTATCTATGAAAGATATCGCAAGTTTGCTGATCGTTGAGGGCAGCAAGTATGTAGTGTATGACAAGGAGGAATAGCAATGGCAACACCAGTATTGATTATTGGAAAATCTGGATCCGGCAAAAGTACTAGTCTTAGAAACTGTCAGAATTCCGATTGGAACCTTATCAGAGTATTAAATAAGCCGCTTCCGTTCAAAGGAAAGATTGACGGATGGTTTACAGATGATTACCAGCAGGTAATGAAATGCCTGATTGCATCAAAAGCGGATTCTATTGTGATTGATGATGCTGGATATCTTATCACCAACCACTTTATGAGAGGACACGCTTCTGCCGGAAAAGGCAATGCAGTATTTTCACTTTACAATGACATTGGTGATTATTTCTGGAATCTTATCCAGTTTATAGTTACGAAAGTACCGCAGGACAAAATTGTATATATGATGATGCACGAAGAAAAGGATGATTCTGGAGATGTGAAACCAAAGACCATAGGAAAGCTACTTGATGAAAAAATTTGTTTGGAAGGTCTTTTTACCATCGTTCTTCGCTGTATTGAAGAAAGCGGAAAACACTTATTTGTCACTCAGTCCAGCCAGGGAGCAGTAAGTAAGTCTCCGATCGGAATGTTTGACAGTTTAACTATTGATAATGATCTCGCAGAAGTAGACAAGATCATTAGAGACTATTACGAATTAGGAAAAGGAGAAAACAATAATGCAGAAACCAAATAGCTATGACACAACACAGGCAGCAGGAGAATTTGAACCAATTAAACTCGGCGGTCACAAGATGGTAATTAAGCAGGTGTCCGAGCGTCAGTCGAAACCAGACAATGAGGGAAAAACTAAAAATATGCTCGTTATTCTGTTTGATTTTGCCGACGGTGACGAACAGGCTGGATATTTTATGAAACAGTTCGAGAATGATATCCGTCCAGACAAGAAATATCCAAATGCAGGCACAAACTACATGGTTATTGACGAGAGTGTAGATTATGGTGTTCGTAATCTCAAAACATTCATTACATGCGTAGAAAAGTCAAATCCGGGCTTTGCTGTTAAGTGGGGCGATAACTTCGGGCAGCAGTTCAAAGGCAAGCTGATCGGTGGCATCTTCCGTCTGGAGAAAGACTGGTACGACAATAAAGAAGTGAAACGCCACAAGCTTGCACGGTTCCGCAGCCTGGAAGGAATCAAAGATGCAGATATTCCAGAAGAGCGTACCACAAAAGCGTATGACGATCATCTGAAAGAAGAAGCTATTATGGGGGCGAGTCCAGCAGGAACTGATTTTATGAGTATTCCGGATAGTGTACAGGAAGAGCTTCCATTCAATTAAAAGGATGTGTTTTTAATGGTTATACAGACAGACACAAGAGAACATAAAAAGGAATGGGAACGGATTCAAAAGCAGTTTGACAGTCTTGGAGTACAGTATTTCCGATCAAAGTTATACTGCGGAGATTATCAGTCGTTGGACAATGCAAAGCTCTGTATTGACCGTAAAAAGGATTTACAGGAGCTATGTGGAAATGTCTGCCAGCAACACGAAAGATTCAAGGCAGAGCTTATCAGAGCGCGTGAAGCAGGTATTCAGCTGATTATTCTATGTGAACACGGGCCAGATATCAAATCAGTTGGTGATGTGTATTTTTGGGAGAATCCAAGAAAACACAAAGTTATCTGGAGGACAATAAACGGCAAAAAAGTAAAAACTTTAATATCCGATAAGGCTGTTGACGGCTGTCAGCTATATAAGTCTCTTTGCACAATCAGAGATAAATACGGCGTCCGATTTGAATTCTGTACAAAGGAAGAAACCGGACGGCGAATCGTGGAGTTGCTGTCATGACAAAAGATGAAATCAAGCAATCAGTGAAAATGTCTGATATTCTTTCCAGGTATGGACTAAAACCAAATAGAGCTGGTTTTATATGTTGCCCTTTTCACAAGGAAAAGTCAGCATCCTGTAAAATCTACGATGATTCCTTTTACTGCTTCGGCTGCGGAACCGGTGGCGATGTGTTTGATTTCGTGATGCAATACGAATCCGTCCCTTTTAGCACTGCATTTATCGAGCTGGGTGGTACTTATATCTCTAAAAAAGGTAAAAGTCGTAACCAGATCAGACATGAAGTGCGAGATATCAAATTAAAAAAATGTAATCCCGCTCAGGATCCTAATGAGCTTGAGCAGGTAGAAAAGAACATACTTATATACGAAACAGCGCTAAAAACCTTCCCTCCTGGTTCAGAAGAGTGGTATATGTGCCAGTTTAACCTTGAAAAAGAAAGAAGCAGATATGAAATATTGTCAGCTAAGGCAGGAGGTGAGAAGCATTCTTGAAAATATTGAAAATTTGCAAGCAAATGATTTTATGCAGAAGCAACTGTATGAAGAACTTTTTTCAATAAAAAGTAAAATCGACCGTTCGGAAGCTAAATTTAAGTTAATGGACAGGGCGAAGAGTGTAAGAGCAAAAAGCATAGCCGAGGAATTCATAAAAGAATTCCAGAAAGCAGAACAGGACAAGGAAAAAGAAGAAAAAGTAAATCGTTCTATGCAGTTAGTTGAAAATATCACAAACTTTTATGAGGATGATATTGGAAAAGAATATCCAAACATGGCTTGTGGCAGCTGGATAGCTACAGAAAACGGAATATTTTCTTCTGAAACATCCAAGGCGAGAGAACTTGTATGCCACCATCCAATCATGCCGATACGTCGATTGAAAAATATTGAGACAGGCGAAGAACAGATCACAGTGGCTTTTAAAAGAGATGGATGCTGGACAGAAATAACTGTTCCAAAAATCGACATTGTGACTTCCAGGGCGATAACTAATCTTGCAAGGTTCGGTGTGCAGGTCAACTCGGAGAATGCAAGGCTTCTTGTGAAGTATCTGGCGGACGTTGAAATGTACAATGCCGATATGATCGACATACAGCACTCTACGAGCAAGTTGGGGTGGCATGGCAATGTATTTGTACCTTACGACCTTTCAATCGTCTTTGACGGCGAATACCGCTTTAAAACACTATTCCAGAGTATACAGGAAAGTGGAGACTACTTCAAGTGGGTGACTCTGGCTAAACAGTTACGATCGTGCGGACGATTAGAACCACGAATAGCACTGGCAGCATCTTTTGCAAGTGTGCTTGTACAACCGCTTGATGCATTGCCGTTCATCGTAGACTTCTATGGACAGACAGGCGGCGGCAAGACAGTAACGATCAACATAGCTGCATCTATCTGGGGAAACCCGTCGCCAGGATCCTACGTTGGGAATTTCCGGTCAACAGATACGTCATTGGAGACAAGGGCAGACATGCTTAATAACTTTCCGATGATCCTCGATGACTCTAAGAACGCTTCTCAATATATTAGGGACAACTACGAAACATTGATTTACAATCTCTGTTCCGGTAAAGGAAAAGGAAGATCAAATAAGGACCTCGGAACAGCTAAGGAGAATACATGGAGTAATGTAACCATTTGCAACGGCGAGAATCCTATTTCAGAATTTGCAGATTCCGGTGGAGCAATCAACAGAATTGTTGAAATTGAGTGTTGCGAGGATATTTACGAGAATCCGGCAGAGATTAACAGCACTGTAATGAAAAATTATGGTTTTGCTGGAAGAGTATTTGTTGGAAATCTTAAAAAATTTACACCGGATGAGTTAAAAAAAATGAAGTCTGAGATTGAAAAGGGCTTTGATGGATATAATTTTCCGGCAAAACAGGTCATGGCTATATCCACGCTCCTACTGGCTGACAAATTAGCTACAGATTTCATATTTAAGGATGGACGTGAGCTGACAGTCGAGGATGTTGTGGACATACCTACACGCAAGAAAGACGTATCGGAAGGACAGAGATGCTATGAATTTATCATCGAAAGTCTTTCTGTGTACGGGCAGCACTTTGATGCGCAATTCAGTTGCGATCAGTGGGGATTTAAGGAAACACCAGATGAGTATGGAGATGTATATGTGTATTTTTATCCGAAACCTCTTGAAAATCTCTTAAAGAACAACGGATTCTCCAGAAAAGCCTTTTCAGCATGGGCGATTAATCGAGAATTAATTAAGCATACAGGAAAAAGGGATACGGTAATAAAAAGAGATGGGGGAAGTGTAATGAGACTTGTTGCTGTAAAGATTATTGATATAAAAGATCTTGAAGACGAACAGGAAAATGAGCATGTTGAAGCTGATTTTATACCTGCTAATACTGGAACAAGTGTTCCGTTTTCGTGATTTGTAACCATGTAACCATGTAACCCGCGGAAAAGCATGTGTATAGGGAATAAAAAAATATATAAAAAAATCATATACACATTGCAATCTCCTATAGGAAAACATTGGTTACATTGGTTACACGGTTACACAACTCTGAAACCCGCATAAAATAAGGGTTTGCGGTGTAACCAAGGTGGTTGAAAAGTTGGTTACACATTGGTTACAAAAATAAAATGATTACACAAATTAAAAAATAAAATTAAATTGCATGAAAATTCAGATTGTTACAATTGGTTACTAAGGCATAAGGAGTGGTTACAAAAATGGAAAAAGAGAAGCTTAATAAAAAACAGCGGTACGCATTGGACACAATGTTGTCTGGCAGTAATGTTTTCCTTACAGGAGATGCAGGAACAGGCAAGACAACGGTTATTCAGACATTCATTGATGAGGCGGAAAAAGCTGGTAAAAGCGTTCTGGTATCTGCTACTACTGGAATAGCTGCGGACAATATCGGATATGGAGCGACTACCGTGCATCGTGCATTGAATATCTCAATCAAATTTGAGGATTACAAGAAAAAAGTGAAATCCAGAGCTGAACTGTTGAAGGAAGCGGATATTCTTATTATTGACGAGATCAGCATGTGCCGGTTCGACCTGTTTAATATGATTGCGAAGACGATCATTACAGAAAATGAAGAGAGAGCGGTTGATAGACTTTTGAGCGGAGAGGATAAAGAAGACGTTCAACTGATCGTAATTGGGGATTTCTACCAGCTTCCACCAGTCATTACAACAGATGACCGTAAAATTCTCTGCCGGATGTATGGATCTGATTATGGAAAGGGTGGAAAGTACGAACACGGATATGCTTTCATGTCTGAGTACTGGAAAGAAATGGGGTTTGAATATATTAAACTTGATGAAGTATGCAGGCAGAATGATGAGGGATTTAAGTATGTGCTGAATGATATTAAATATGGCAACAATATTAGAAAATCCATTGCATATCTGGAGAATAACGAATCAGACAAGGTTATACCAGAAGCACCGTTTCTGGTCGGAACAAATGCTGAAGCTGATCGGATTAATAATACTTTTCTCGGAAAACTGGATAAAAAGACCGAAAAAGTGTTTCATGCAGCAGTTGACGGAGAATTAACGTCTGCTGATATTAAGAACATTGCATTTGCCAGAGAGGACTTAATTCTTAACATCGGTGCAAAAGTGATGATTACAGTCAATGATCTGTCTGGAAACTACGTCAATGGAACGATTGGCATCATTCAGAAAATTGTGGATAACGGAGAATTTGAAGAATCCTATCTGGTTATCAAGACTGATAAGGGTAAAACAGTTAACTTGTACAGATACAGTAAAGACATTGAGAAACAGGTTATTGAGGAAACTGAACAGGAAAAAGATGGACAGAAGATCGTAAAAGAAAAGATAGTCCGTAAGAAAGCTGGTTCTTTCTCTCAGTTCCCGGTAAAACTTGCCTGGGCGATCAGTATTCATAAATCACAGGGACAGACATTTGAAAAGATTAATATTGATCCTTGCTGTTGGGATCCTGGACAGTTCTATGTAGCTGTTTCCCGGGCTAAATCAGCTAACGGCATACATTTTATCAGACCGATAAAACAGAGCTATATAAAGGCGTTTAGCAAGGATAATGAGCGACTTCTTGAACAGAGTTTTGAGGTAGAAGAAGGTGTATAAGTATGAGAGTGACGCATGAGCAGATACCGAACACCATAAAGTTTTTACAAATCGACTTTCCGGCACTGGTCCTTCAAACTGCCGGAATAGAAGAAAGGGACGAATACTGGCAGCAGGTAGTTGAGCAGATACACGTTGTATCGGACAAATATAATAAAAACGGCTTTGTGGATCACATGCTTACAGCCTATGCGGATTATCTGGACAAGATGCATAAGAAAGCTAAAAATCTGAACAAGGAGAAAACCAATGAACAAAATGAAGGAGTATGAGCGAGGGAGAGAGGACGGCCTTGACCTGGCACTCAGAATTGTTAGAGATGGCGGTATAGAAGCACTTGAGATGGAAATAAAATTCCGAGGGATTACAGGAGTACATACCTCTTTAGCCAGTAAGGACCTGGATAAATCTGCACAGAAGATCAAAGAAATGACACTTGATACATTTACAATCCTTGGAATTGCCGTTTTGCATGATGATTTCGGATTTGGACAGAAACGCTGCCAGAAATTCATGGATGGCATGGACAGGGGGGGGCTGATTATCTGATGGATGATATGGCAACCTGGGAGGATTATAGAAGATCAATCAAAGAGGAACTGAATCTTGATTTAAGATTCCGAATTAACGATTAAGCGAGGTGTTATTGATGGGAAAATACAATACAGAGCGCAAACACAAAGAAGGACAGGAGATGTATAAAGCGGTATATCACTTTATCCTGAAATATTACCGTAAACACCACTACATGCCGTTCATAAGAAATATTGCAGATGGATTAGACATTTCAATGGCTACTGCCAGAAAACACTTTAATTTGCTCTTAGACAACGGATTGCTTGTTAGTGAGGATCCGACAGAGCAGAGGGCGTATAGATTAAGTTATTCAAAAGTAGAGACTGTTGTATAAAGAATTGGTCAGAAGATTTGGAGCGTGATGTTATGAAAGTATGTTGGTTTTCAACAGGAATAAGCAGTTTTGTAGCGTGTTATCTGGCAAAGGATGTTGATGAGATTATCTATACTCATGTATCGAATCAGCATCCCGACAGCCTGAGATTCTTACATGATTGTGAGGAGTTGTTGGGAAGAAAGATAACGATAATCCAGTCAGATAGGTTTGACTCAGTGGATGACGTGATGGAGTTCACACACACAATGAATACTCCGTTTGGCTCTCCATGTACGAGATACTTGAAAAAAGAAGTAAGAAAAAAATGGGAATCCGAGCATCCAGATCACCACACCTATGTATGGGGGTTAGATGTGAATGAAAAGAGCAGAGCATAGAATACCTGCAAGGCTCTAAGCGATTATGATCATGAGTTTCCACTGATTGAGAATGGATTAACTAAACAGGAAGCGCATGGAATAGCGGATAGGTTAGGACTTAAACGTCCGATTATGTACGATTTAGGATATCCAAACAACAATTGTATTGGATGCGTAAAAGGCGGAATGGGCTACTGGAATAAAATTAGGAAGGACTTCCCAGAAGTATTTCAAAAACGTGCAGAGCAAGAGCGTAGATTTGGAAGAAGTTGCATAAACGGAGTATTTCTGGATGAATTAGAACCAGATAGAGGAAATATTAACACAGAAATAATGGAGGACTGCACAATAGCGTGTCAGTTGCTTACATGGGGAAAGTGAGGATGGCAAGAGGATGGAAATAGGAAAATTAAGCCCGATAAATAAAGATGATTTAAAAGTCGGAGATGTGGTTGGAGTTGCAAGAGAAGTGAGGTGCGGATGGGGAGAATTATTTAGACACGTCATGGTGTATCCGGTAAAGATCATTCGCATGACTCCTAAACGAACCAAAATTGAAACCGACATTGGAGAACACGATAAACATGAGACATTTTACAAATATGATTCTGAAGCCATAAAAGAAAGCGAAATGGCAAAGAAATTTAGGAAAATCAGAGATGGTGTATATGCCATTGAAGATTTTAAGTCGAAACGTGGGCTGAGAGTAATTAAAGATGAAGATTTAGACGCACTGTCGGAACATATTAATGCAGTTGCTGAGATTTTAAAAAGGTATGGAAAGTGAGGACATAATGACAGAGCAGGAAAAGAAAGAACTTCTGGACGAACTCGAAAAGCGCATGGACGAGAAATACAAAGGTTGCCTTATCAGAGAAGATGTCGCAACCACATTAAAAGCGCCGAGAGAAAAGTGGTTCAGAGACGAGAACGGAATTGGAAGAGGTTCTCTGATGGCGAATGCTTTTGATTCTTCCATTATCTCATGGCAGGTTTGGGAAACAGTCAGAAAATTGACTTGCGTTATCTGTGGCAAGCAGTATGTTAGACATCTTGCAAATGTAGAGAATGCGGATGAGGTTGCAGAGAAACTTTGCCAGTTCATTTATGATTTGAAGATGGATTTTAAGAAACAGGAGGACACAAAATGTTAATCAGAAGTCAGGAAAAAACAGCATTGGTAAAGCTTGAAAACATTGTAGTCAATCTAAAACTCCAAGATTCGGTAACTATTATATGTTGGAGTTTGCAGGATGCGCAAAGAAACGGAGGATATTTTGTTTTAGGAAAATATTCCACCAAAGAAAAAGCCATGAAAGTACTGGATATGATCCAGGAAGCCTATGGGGATTCGGAATACACAAAATATGTAATTCCAGAAGTATGTAGGATATTAAGTATGAAGCCAAAAACGGAAGAAAACATAACACATGCAGAAGAACTTGGAGAAATGCTCAAAAAAGGAATGACGTTCCAGATGCCAGAAGATGGGAGCGTGGAAGTATGAAATTCAGAAAGAAACCAGTTGTAATTGACGCAGTACAGTGGACTGGTACAAATCATCGAGAAATGTTCGATTTTCTGACGGACTATCAGTGTACGGACCAGTACATTCCGGCAGAAGGTAAGAATTTCTATATTGACCATCGGAAGGTTCCGGGCGGATTAGTAATCAAAACGCTAGAGGGTGAACATCTGGCAAATATTGGTGATTATATCATCCGTGGTGTTCACGGTGAATTTTATCCGTGTAAGCCAGATATATTCAGAGAAACTTATGAGGATGTGGAAGAATGAAAAGATCTGAAACAACAAAATTTCTTAGTCAATTGCTGGAAAAAAGCTGTTTTTCTGGCCCAGGTAAATACTGGGCTATAGATGGCTCGTGTGGAAGCATGATTAAATACTGCGATATGAGTGCAGGAGAACTGTTTGGAAAAGTGTTATGGTACAGCACTATTAAGAAATCAGATATTGATATCTACGGCTGTGATGCGAACCTTTCTGCTGGTCAATGCCACTGACCAAAGATTATATCGACAGGTGCGAAATGGAAGTAGTTGGCAACATTTTCGACAATAAAGAACTATTACAGGAGGAAACAGAATAAGAGGGAAAAATGGAAAAATATTTATTTAGCAGCAATTCCGATCAATGGGCTACACCTAAATATATTTTCGATGAATTAAACAAAGAGTTTGATTTCACGCTAGACCCATGCGCGGACGCAAAAAACCATAAATGCGAGAAATTTTTTACTAAAAATGAAAATGGTCTTATACAGGACTGGGGGGGATGCGAGTGTTTTGCAACCCGCCTTACGGAAGAGAAATATATCAATGGGTTGAAAAGAGCTATCAGGAAGGACATAAAGAGAATACGCTCGTTGTTTTACTGGTTCCGGCAAGGACAGATACGAAATGGTTTCAAGATTTTGTATATCACAGATCGGAAATTAGATTTTTGAAAGGAAGGTTAAAATTCGGAGACAGTAAGAATAGCGCACCGTTTCCGTCAATGATAGTAATTTTTAGAGGGCCTAAAATGTAAGCACAGGGAGGAATCAGATGAGCAGACTGATTGATGCAGACGAATTAATCAAATACATTAAAATTTGGGAGATCGGGACAAGTATTAGTTCAGATCAGAAAGAGTTTATTGATTGTGTCAACAAACAGCCGACTGCTTTTGATGTAGAAAAGGTTACGGATGAAATTTTAAGAGCAAGCTGTATAGCAAGACCCATGGGGTGGGATCGTAAAAGAGAAATTATTGAAACGCACACGGCAATTGAAATCGTGAAAGGCGGTGGAGTAGATGATTGATTTAACTGGAAAAAGCGTATTCGTAAAAACACAGGAAGAATATTCTAAAATTTTAAGAATAGCAAGATTACAGGGCTTTAAGTGGTCAAGAGGGAATCATTTAAACGTAATCGATATTCCACTTCCAAACATGTTAAATTTTTATGATGAAAGAATAGTAACATACAGCAGTGATGAACGAAAAATGTATGAAGCATCCGAAATTGTTGCGTGCGAAGAAAAGATTAAGGAAGCAATAGCTCACGTTAAGTATTTTGCTGACAATAAATATAGAATGTCATTAACAGATAAAGTTATTGAATCAATGCTATTACTTGCAGATGCCGTAGAAAGTCAGATGGAAGAGGTGAAATAGATGGAGAGATTAACAATTGACGAAGCTATTAAATACATAAAAGAAGTAGTTTGTAAGAACAGAAAAAATAAAGAAAAGAATACTATTGTTATTCCTAACAGCTTTATAAGTAGTGCTGATTGTGCTGAAAAATACGAACAAGTTGCAAAATGGCTGAAAGAATTAAAATCTTATAAAGAAGCAGAAGAACAGGGCTTGCTTGTGAGATTGCCGTGTAAGGTTGGAGACACGGTTTATAGAGTGAATGCCGGAGCCAAGCAACCGATTATTCCGATGACTGTTTCAGAAATTCATTTTCTCTGTTACAAAAATGAACGTGCTGTAAGGTTTGACGCAATAGGCAAAGAAGATATGGGAGAAAGTTGCTACCGTTTAGAAGATATTGGAAGAATAGTATTTCTCACCCGCGAAGAAGCCGAGAAGAAGTTGGAGGAGATGAAAAATGACAAGACCTGAGATTACAGCGAAACTATCAGCCATGCTTGAAAAGAAAATAAATCCTCAAAATGATCCACGTATTTATTGGGCGAAAGAAGTGACATTCGATTATTCGACAGATCATGCAGTAAGGGTGGATTATATGCGGTTCGCGCCGGTGAATAATAGCGTGTCCGGGATAGAAAAAGGCGATTGTTATTGCTATGAAATCAAGTCATCTGCTGAAGATTTTCATTCTGGTCATGGGCTGAATTTTGTTGGCGATTATAACTATCTGGTTATGCCGACAGATGTATATGCTGCGATATCCCTTGAAATTCCGCATTACGTAGGAATATATGTGCCAGATGGAAATGAGCTTGCATGCATCAAAAAAGCAAAGCGAAGAAATCGGACAAGGCCTGTATCTGAAATACTCTTGATGATGTTCCGGTCTGCGAACAGGGATTATAGAAAAGCAGTAAAACAGTTGAAGGAGATACAGAATGGCAAGTAAAACTATCAAAGCAATGGGTGTTAGCCCTATTACAAATACCATCTACTATGGAAATGTAAACGAAGAAAAAGGTTTATGGGTAGGTGAAAAAAAAGACGTAACCGATATGGCAATCGCCTCTGTATTTGAATGGTTCATGAATCAAATGGATGGAAAAGAAGAGTTTGAGATCTCGTATCCAAATGTTTCAGAGTTTAAGTTGAAGATGGTAAGAGAGGAAATAAAAAAGAATGATTGATAGTTTAATAGCATTTACATTTGGAATAGCATTTACATTTGGCACTATTTACTTGATTACACATTTTGGTGGCAAGCGTAAATAGAAATAAAAAGGAGTGATGATATGCGGACCAGGCAAAAGTCACTTGTTGATTTTGGCGTATATCCAGAAGATATTAACCGTTTAAAGGATATATGTCAAAAAGCTACACCAGAGCAGAGACATGATATTTTGCACTGCTGCATAAGCTCTTGCCCTCCAGGGATTGAACTTCTGGTGTATGAATCTATTGTAACAAACAAATCCTATGACCGTATCATGAAGACAAAATACATACCGGCAAAGCGAGATGATTTCTATGCATACAAGCGCAAGGCAATGGCTATGTTTTATGATACTTTAAGAAAACTAAGAGAAATATAATACTACAATTAATATTAAAATGTGGGGACAAATTTTTCTGCCATGTATGGTAATATAGTATATATCTATGACTATGTGCCATATATGGCAGTTTTTGTTTGGAGGTGAGAACGTGGGAATGCCAATGGGAAAACCGCCCATGTATAAAACGGTGGATGAAATTGAAAAAAAAATCGAAAAATATTTTGAGGATTGTAAAGGATATCCTTTGACTGATAGCAAAGGCAAACAAATGTTTAATAAATTCGGGTCTCCCGTTTTTGTAGACGTTCACCCTCCGACCGTTACAGGACTTGCTCTGGCCCTTGGATTTACAAGCAGACAGGCTCTTTTAAACTATCAAGCAAAACCAGAGTTTGTTGACACGATTACGCGCGCGAAAGCCAGAGTGGAACAGTACGCAGAGGAAAGACTATTTGATCGTGACGGTTCAAATGGCGCTCAGTTTAGTCTTAGAAACAACTTCAAGGGTTGGGACGCTGACAAGAAAAATGATGATTTCGGAGACGGAAAGATTACGATTGTGAACAATATTCCAAGACCGGAGAAACAGGATGGAAAGTAACGCTATCAAACTGAATGAGATTGTGGCACCAGCATTTTACAATGTGTTTTGGGATATTTTAGATGGTAAACACACTTACTATGATCTGTACGGCGGGCGTGGATCCACGAAGTCGTCTTTTGTGGGTGTAATGATTCCTTTCCTGATGATGCAGGACGCAGAGAATGATGTGTTCTCGAATGCTGTTATTTTCCGTAAAGTTGGAAACACACTTCGAGAATCCGTTTATGAACAGATAGCATGGGGAATTGACGCGCTCGGAGTCAATGAACTATGGGACACCAGTGTAAGCCCTATGCAGTACACTTATAAGCCTACTGGACAGAAAATCATATTCAGAGGACTGGACAAGGCAAAAAAGACTAAATCTATTAAAGCAAGCAAGGGATATTTCAAGTATCTCTGGTTCGAGGAGCTTGACGAATTTTCGGGAATTGAAGAAATTCGTACAGTGCAGCAGTCAGTCCTTCGAGGCGGCAGTAAGTTTGTTGTATTTAAGACATTCAATCCGCCAATTAGCCGGAGCAACTGGGCGAATGTGTATGTAGAAGAGCCACGAGACGACAGCTACAGACATAAGAGTGATTACAGATCAGTTCCTGTTGAATGGCTTGGTCAACAATTCCTTGATGATGCGGAGCATCTTAAAAAGACAAATCCAAGAGCCTATCAGCATGAATATCTTGGATTGCCTGTCGGACTCGGTACAAATATCTTTGAGTTGTTGGAAATCCGAACGATTCCAGACGAAGAAATTCAAAAATATCAAAGTGTCTATCAGGGGCAAGACTGGGGATGGTACCCGGATCCCAAAGCGTTTATTCGTGTGGCTTATGTGCCTAATCAGGACAAAGTTATCCTGCTGGATGAGCTTGGCGGATGTAAAATTCGAAATACAGCAATGGCTAACCAGATAAAGAAAAAAGGATATGATGATTATTCAATATCTTGCGGAGTTGATGAAGAAGAAAGTATTATTGACTTCCGAGATGCAGGGCTTCCAGCACGTAGGGCTATTGTCACACCGGGAAGCCGCAAATATACTTTTGAGTGGTTACAGTGCCGAACATTAGTCATTGATCCGGCACGAACGCCTAGAGCATACAAGGAAATTATCAATTATGAACATGAAGTAGATAGCAATGGAGAAGTGATTGCAGATTATCCAGATGGAAACGATCACTGGATAGATTCTCTCAGATACGCAACCAGTCCATTGTCCATGAGAAGGGGGCACAGTGCATAATGTGTAAATTTTGTGATAATTTAGCTTCCTGCAAAGAATACTATGATAATCCAGAATGTAAGAAGAACAAATATATATACGGCTGTATGTTGTACATGTACATGAAAGACCGAAAAGGAAGCATTACTTCCAGACCGTTTGATCTTAATTATTGTCCGACGTGTGGAAAGAAGATTGCGACAGGTGACTAAATGGGACTTATAACAACACTAAAAAGGTGGTTTAACATGATATTCAAAAAACAAGCCGAAGAGGACTTTAATATCCAGGCGGCAGAATTCCCAGAGATGGAATCGTTGATTAATAAATGTGCGAACATATATCGAGGCGTTCCATACTGGCTAGATGATAAGAATAACATCAAGACGATTAATTTTGCTAAATCTGTGTGTTCTGAGACTGCCAGACTTGCAACACTGGCGATTGGCATTCAGATAGATGGTTCTGCAAGGGCAACATGGTTACAGGAACAGATTGACAAGGTATACTTCCAGATACGGCACTGGGTAGAATATGGATGTGCTTATGGAACGGTATTTATCAAGCCAAACGGCGAGAGCCTTGACGTATTCACTCCGGCAGATGTGATGATTGTAGATTATGACAATCAGGAAATAAAGGGGATTATATTCAAGGACTATTATACCGTTGGACGGAAATACTACACACGGCTTGAATATCATCGTTTTGTCGAGACTACAATAGATGGCGTGACAACCTATCCGTACTACGTTTCTAACAGAGCTTATGTGTCGAAATCCCCTCAGTCAATCGGCGATAAAATCGACCTTAAACAGACCAAATGGGCTGACCTCATGGCAGATACGCCGCCGATTCTCAAAGCAAATGGCGAGAAGCTGGACGGACCTCTGTACGGAGTTCTGCGGACTCCACAGGCGAACAATGTAGATATCAGTACACCATTTGGCTTACCGATATTTGCAGAAGCAATTGAAGAGTTGAAAGATCTGGACATTGCATACAGCCGTAATGCAAAAGAAATCCTTGATTCTAAGAGAACCGCTCTGGTAGATGACCGACTGCTGATGCCGAGCGGATCACCAGTATCCGCCATGACACCGCAGGCCATGGAGCACAGATGCAAAGAAATGAGCTTGCCGGATTATGTGAAAAATGTATTCGGACAGGATGAGAAAGAGTTTTACCAAGAAATCAACCCGATTCTAAACACTGATACCCGTATAAGCGGCATAAATGCTCTTTTAAGCCAGTTAGGGTACAAGATTGGGTTCTCTAACGGATACTTTGTTTTTAACGAATCTAGCGGAATTCAGACGGCTACTGGAGTAGAAGCAGAACAGCAGAGGACAGTCCAGTTTATCAAAGACGTGAGGGACAAACTGGAATCCTGTCTGGACGAAGTAATTTACGCGCTGAACGTTTACGCTGACCTGTACGGACTTGCACCTGTCGGAGCTTATGAAGTCAATTATGATTTCGGAGACATCCTCTATGTTAGAGAAAACGACCGTGCAAGGTGGTGGCAGTATGTAACTACTGGCAAGGTTCCGGCATGGTTGTATTTTGTAAAGTTTGAAGGAATGACTGAGGAAGAAGCGAAAGCAATGGTCAAAGAAGCCGAGCCAAAGGAACCAACACTATTCGGAGAGGAGTAAAAAGATGGCAGACAAGCCGGTAACAAGGGAAAAAAATACCTCGCATATCTGACAGGCGAAATTCCAAAGCCAATTACAAGAGAGTTTTAGTGAATTAAGTAAAAAAAGCGGAGAGGATTAAAACTCCTCTCCACTTTGCAATAACATTATTAACAGCCAGAATCTTCTCGCTTGGATACAGCAAATGTCCTTACTGTATTTACGCCAGGGACATTGCCATCATCAATGCACTTAGCCATGTGAAGCATAGATATAATTTGTGATGAAGACGGATGTTCTTTACCACAGTTTGGGCAAATTACCTTTTCCGTGTTAATTTGCTCGTTTACGTAATAGTTGCAATTACAAGTGCAATAAATTTTCAGTTTTAAAAACATTTTGCGACACCTCCTTAATAGGTTGATTGTAGCATATTTTTAAAACATGTACCACAACATTTATCGAAAGAGGTGATATATTATACTTAGTCCTGAATATTTACGACAAATTACAGAGGGCAGTGAACAAATTGCTGAAGAATTGCACCAGTATATCATCTCTGAGATCGTATCACGGATGATGGCAAGAATCGGCAGGGGCGAGGACTATATTCTGACCAATGCTGATGCGTGGAGAATCAGAACGTTACAGGAATCCGGTGAACTGTTAGAAGACATTCTGGCAGAACTATCCAGATACACCAAACGTGAGCAACAAGAGCTTCTTGAAGCGTTTGAAGATGCCGGAATCACTGCAATGGAGTATGATGATAAGGTATATAAGGCGGCAGGATTAAGTCCTGTGCCGCTTGAACAGTCACCAACAATGATAAGACTCATGGAACGAAATATGCTTGCGACCATGGGCGAGTGGAAGAACTTCACACGGACAACCGCAAGTGCCGCTCAGAGGCTATATATCGAACAATGCGACCTTGCATATAACCATGTGATGACTGGTGCAGTTGGGTATACGCAAGCCATTAAAGAGGCAGTTAACAACGTTGTGAGTGATGGTGTTACCGTCACATATCCATCTGGTAGAAAAGACACGATTGAAACAGCGGTTGCACGTTCTGTCAGAACTGGTGTGGCACAGGCTACGGGGGATATATCCCTGAAGCGCATGGAAGAAATGGACTGGGATTTAGTTCTGGTTAGTGCTCACATTGGAGCCAGAACGGGTGACGGCGGTCAGAATCCGGGAAACCACTCATGGTGGCAAGGAAAGATATACTCTCGTTCTGGCAAGAGTAAGAAATTTCCGCCATTCTCATTGACCGGATACGGGACAGCAAGCGGACTGTCAGGGGTCAACTGTCGGCATAGCTTCGGAGCCAGTGACGGAGAATTTAACCCTTATGCAGAACTATCGACACAGGATAAAGCTGACAAAGGTAAACAGTACGAAAAGGAACAGCGACAGCGTACTTATGAGCGGAGAATCCGCAAAACGAAGAGAGAGGTTCTTGGGCTGCAGGCAGGAGTCGACAATGCACCGAATGAAAAGGCAAAATTCGCATTACAGCAAGACCTTGACCGGAAGTCTTATCTTTTACAGAAACAAAATGCTGCATATAAAGATTATTGCAAACGGAATGGCCTGAGGGAACTACAAGACCGACTTATGATCGCTAAGTGGAACCGCCAGAACGCCGCTAAAGCCAGAGGAGCGGCAAGACGATATAAGACAGCAAAGGGGATTGACTGATGGATAGATGGGAATATTTCAATCCGAATCCTGTTAAGGATAAGAGAACAGGAGATTGCGTTGTCCGGGCAATATGCAAAGCAACCGGGCAGGACTGGGAAACGGTGTTTGCCGGGCTAATGGTGCAAGCGTGTTCTCTGTCAGATATGCCAAGTGCAAATTATGTCTGGGGAGCGTATCTCTATAAACGTGGATACCGGCGCAAACTGATAGAACAGTCAGAACGATATATCTATACAGTCAATGACTTTTGTACAGACCATCCGACAGGCACATACATCCTCTGCATAGATGGTCATGCGGTAACGGTACAGAATGGCAAATATTTCGATACATGGAATAGCGGTAATGAGATCCCGGTATATTACTGGGAAAAGGAGTAGCTAAATGAACATATCAGAATTCATACAGATTTTTCTCTCTATCTGCGGAGGAGTGTCTATTGTTGGAGGGGCAGCGGCTGTAATCTTTAAATGGATTACACCAGCATTCCGACTTAATAAGCGAGTAGAGACACTGGAAGAACATGATAAGCGAGATTACGAGAGTCTTCAGAGGATCGCGGAGCGTGATTCATTGATTCTGGAAGTACTATCAACCATGTTGGATAGTCAGATCAGTGGGAATAATGTTGAGGAATTAAAAAAAACAAAACAGAAGCTCACGGAGTATCTTGCGCAGAATCAGCGTTAGCATTAGTAAGGGGTATGCTCATGAAATTATATGTGTTCACGAAAAAAGATATAGACAGGTTCTTGATAGAGTGTAATTTCACACCAGACGAAGAAAGACTGTTCCGGTTGAGATGCCAGGAGCGCACTCTTGAATACTGCGCTGAACAGATGAACGTGAGTATATCAACAGCAAAGCGGTTAAGCCGGAGGGTAAATAATAAAATAATCAAAGTGTGCTGATACTTTTTGGATACTAATTAGAGCCAGAAACGACCTGTTTCCGGTTCTTTTTTTATGCAAAAATATAATCAGAAAGGCGGTGTATAAGATGGCATTATATAACAATCCTTATCAATATAGCTTTGGCGTTCCTGGGCAGATGAACCAGTTCCAGCAACAGCCTGTCCAGATGCCAGCTCAACCAGTACAACAGCAGCAGAACAATAATGGTATCCTGTGGGTATCCGGCGAAGTCGGCGCAAAATCCTATCTGGTAGCACCCGGGACAAGTGTTTTACTGATGGATTCAGAATCAGAGAAATTTTATATAAAATCCACAGACGTATCCGGCATGCCGCAGCCACTGCGAACGTTTGAATACAACGAGGTAGGCTCTCAGATGCCGCCTAAACAGACTGTTCAGAATATGGACAGTAAATACGTCACCAGACAGGAATACGACGATTTAAAGGGCAAATACGAAGCTATCATAAACCGATTAAATTCATTTTCTGAACCTGTTAGAACTAATACTGTACAGGAGCCAGCAATCGAGGGAGGAAATGCAGATGAGTAATCCATTATTTAACGCACTTGGCGGTGGGATGACACAGGGAAATGGGCCAATGCAGATGATGCAGCAGTTTATGCAGTTTAAACAGAATTACAAAGGAAACCCAAAAGAAGAAGTCCAGAAAATGTTGCAGTCTGGAAAGATTTCTCAACAGCAGCTTAACCAAGTTCAGCAGATGGCAGGGCAGTTTCAGAATCTGCTGAAAGGAATGAAATAGTACATTACAATCTGGCCAGATTGATGTAAATACACAATAAAGGAGATTATAACTATGGATGGAAATTATAGCTTAGCAGACATTGCCGCTGCTACTGGAAATGGCAGAAATAATGACGGCATGTTTGGTGGAGATGGTGCATGGTGGCTTATCGTGCTTTTCTTGTTCGTATTCTGCGGATGGGGAAACAACGGATGGGGCAATAACGGCAATGGCGGCGGATATGCAGCCACAGCAGCTACTCAAGCAGACATTCAGAGAGGATTTGATAACTCCGCAGTAATCAGCAAACTTGACGGAATCAATAGCGGCCTGTGTGATGGCTTTTATGCCATGAATAACGGTATGCTTACCGGATTCAATGGAATCAACACAAACATCATGCAGACCGGCTTTGGAATCCAGCAGGCAATCAATGCCGATACTGTAGCCAATATGCAGAATACAAACGCATTGCAGGCGCAGCTTGCAAACTGCTGTTGTGAAACCAGGGAAGCTATCCAGGGCGTGAACTACAACATGGCGCAGAACACCTGTGCATTGCAGAACACCATGAACAGCAACACAAGAGATATCATTGACAATCAGAATGCTGGAACCAGAGCGGTTCTTGATTACCTGTGTGCAAAAGAAAACGCAGATTTAAGAGATAAAGTTCAGAAACTTGAGCTTGCTGCTTCTCAGTCTGCGCAGAATGCTTACATTGCGGCAAATCAGGAAGCGCAGACGGCAGAACTGATTCGCAGAATAAGTCCTATGCCTGTGCCATCCTACGTAGTCCCAGCGCCATATCCATATTCTGGATGCGGATGCAACACCGGATGTAATTGCTGATAACTTCATATCGAGAGTATCTTTCGATTGATTCGGATGTCGGCTTATGCCGTTTTACACAGAGGGGCAGGCTGAGACCTGTCCTTTTGTGATATGAAAGGGGTAAAAATTATGGCAGAATTTACAAATGTAGCTGCTCAGACTGTAGCAGCAAATGGAAACGTAGTATTTTCAAACACAGCAGTCAAAGGTTCTAACTGTATTCAGCACAGAGAGGGAAGTGGAATTATAACTCTAAGAGGACTGACTAATCAGTGCAAAGCGAGATTCTTTGTGGATTTTTCTGGTAATATCGCAATTCCAACAGGCGGTACTGTTGAAGCTATTTCTCTGGCTATTGCAATCTCTGGCGAACCGGTTCTTTCTTCTCAGATGATTTCCACACCGGCAGCAGTAGACCAGTATAACAATGTGTCCTCTGGCATCTATATTGATGTACCTCGCGGATGTTGCGTTAATATCGCAGTAGAGAATACAAGCGATCAGGCAATTTCTGTTGCGAACGCAAATATTGTCGTGACCAGAGAAGCATAGGAGGTGTGATTATGAGAGACATTAAAGACTTATGTGCAAGAATTGAAGACGAACTGTCCAAAATCGCTGACAGTGGGTTGACTACTGGAAATCTGGAAATGACATACAAGCTGATTGATATGTACAAAGATATAAAGAACACACAGTACTGGGACAAGAAAGTGGAGTATTACAACACTGTCCTTGATGAGATGCGTAGCGGATACAATGACGATTACAGCGAGCGTGGAAGAAAACATGACAGCATGGGGAGATACAGCTCAAGTGACGGCAGAATGATGCCAGATTACGACCGGGGCAATTCTTATGCCAGACGTGGTGAACATTATGTCAGAGAGCATTACAGCCGCTCTGATGGGCGAGACACTTACGATGACTACATGACACAGAAGCAGAGCTATCGCTCCGGGAAGTCTGAAGACTGCAAAAGAAAAATGCTTGCTGCACTGGAAGAACACATGGATGAGCTTACCACGGAATTGAGCGATATATCCAAGGACGCAGAATGTCGAGAAGAACGTGATCTTGTTAAAAGATACGTCGAAAAACTTAGAAGTATGCTTTGATTCTTGCAAATGTGGGGACAACTTTTTTGAAAGAATATGATACTATAGTCTTACAAGGCATGGTGAACCTTGTAGGACTTGCTGATTAGAAGTTTTTGCTTTCTTTTTCGTTTCATGTCCTCCTTTCTTTGTGAATATGTCCTTAATAGAAACAGATTTGAGCGGAATCTGGAGGTTGAAAAGCGGGTGCAATTTCCGACATATTCATTAGTCAGCTTGACTGACTGGTAACACCTCCTTATAAATGAATCAACATTTCCGTGAAAGTCGGATAGTGGTAAGCATAACACGTTAAACACCTTGCTAACCCGGGAATCCGGGTTATGTGGAATGTACGCTAGTGGAAAACTGACAGAGTCGCGCTCTGGTCTCCGGTTCGATTCCGGGCGTTCCGCTTTGATTCGGTTAAAATTATGCTGTTTGCTTGCAGGCAGTCTATGATTTGGCTGAATTTATCTCATGAGAAAAGGTTATTGCTTATCCTGCTATCTGGTGTCCGGACCGAAAAGCATAATGGAATGTAGCTCAGCTGGAAAGAGCGGAGAGCGCATAGCTCTTGACGTCGCAGGTTCGAATCCTGCCATTCCGATTATAGGTTTATCCTTATCCTGTGGACTGGAATTTAATCCAAATAGTCCCGAAAAGGTGTCTTCTGGGAAAGCGGCAACGATTGGCGGTGTTGCGGCGGTCTGTAAAACCGTTCCCTCGTGGTAAACATTATAGGTTCAATTCCTATCTTTCCCATTACCTTGCCAGTGGTCTAACTGGCTTAATCCATTTACCTGCGGCGGCAGGTCAATAAACACGACCAGGAGGATATATATGCAGAAACTTATTGACACATTAAAATCATTTGGAATTGAAATCCCGGAGGATAAACAGGCAGATGTGAAAAAGGCACTTTCTGAGAATTACAAGAATGCAAAAGAAGTTGCAAAAACTCTGTCAAAAGTTGAGGGAGAACGAGATAACTGGAAAGAACGTGCTGAGACAGCAGAAGAAACCTTAAAAGGCTTTGACGGTATCGACCCGGCGAACATTCAGACAGAGCTTGCTGAATGGAAGAAAAAAGCCGAGGATGCAGAGAAAGAATTCAATGCAAAAATCTACGACCGTGATTTCTCAGACGCTCTGAAAGCGGCACTCGACGATGTTAAGTTTTCCAGCGAAGCAGCTAAGAAATCAGTCATGGCAGACATTAAAGAAGCCGGATTGAAACTGAAAAACGGTAAAATCCTTGGGCTGAATGATCTGATTGAGCAGATGAAACAGTCTGACGCATCCGCTTTCGTGGATGAATCTCAGCAGCAGGCTCAGCAGAACCAGGCAAGATTTACAACACATGTTGGGCAGCAGCAGACACCAGGAAGCATGACAAAGAAGGATATTGAAGCAATCAAAGACCCATCCGAAAGGCAGGCGGCGATCGCCCAGAACATCCAGTTATTCCAGTGATTTTTACACCGACTATACGCTAGAGTATAGCCGCTAACCCAATACCTTAATAATTATGGGTAGAAAGGATTTTTTATATGGCAGCAAAAGCTAATCTTATTATGACAAATGATATTCAGGTAAGGGCGCGTGAGATTGACTTCGTCACCAGATTCGAAAAAAACTGGGAACACTTGCGCGAGATTCTTGGCATCATGCGTCCAATCAAAAAGACACCCGGAGCGGTTCTTAAATCAAAATATGCAGAAGGCACATTACAGGATGGAAATGTTAAAGAGGGCGAGGAAATCCCTTACAGCAAATTCACTGTAAAAGAAAAGCCTTATGCAGAAATGAGTATTGAGAAATACGCAAAGGCTGTATCTATCGAAGCAATCAAGGATCACGGTTATGAGAACGCTGTTCAGATGACTGATGATGAATTCCTTTTCCAGCTTCAGACCAATGTTACTGAAAGATTTTATAACTATCTGAAAACAGGTACTCTCTCATTCACGGAAACTACTTTCCAGATGGCTCTGGCAATGGCCAAGGGCCGTGTAGAAAACAAATTTAAGCAGATGCACAGAAATGTGACTGGCGTTGTTGGATTTGTCAACATTCTGGATGTGTACGAATATATCGGCGCAGCTGATATCACTATTCAGAACCAGTTCGGTTTCCAGTATATGAAAGATTTCCTGGGATTTAACACAATCTTCCTGTTATCCGACAGTGAGATCCCAAGAGGAACAGTTATTGCTACACCTGTGGAGAACATCGTTCTTTACTATGTTGACCCGAATGAATCTGACTTTGCGAGAGCAGGTCTTGTATACACTGTATCCGGTGAAACAAATCTGATCGGATTTCATACGCAGGGCAACTACCACACAGCAGTGTCTGAAGCATTTGCGATCATGGGGCTTACCCTCTTTGCAGAGTATATTGACGCTATTGCTGTCGGAACTATCAATGCAACTCAGACACTTGGAACTCTGACTGTAAATTCTGCGGCAGGAAGTAAGAGCGGAGATACTAAAGTGACTGTTACTCCGACAAAAGCAAGCGCAGGAAATGCATATAAGTACAAAGTTGCATCTTCTGAGACTACTGTAGATTATGGCCAGAATGTGAAGAACTGGACTGCGTGGGATGGAGAAGCTGACATTACCGCAGCAACAGGGCAGATGATCACAGTGGTTGAGTGTGACAGTACCTATAAGGCGTTGAGTGCCGGACATGCGACTGTAACAGCAAAATGATGATCGTGGGAGGTAACTGGCATGGCTTATGCAGATTATAAATTCTATACAGAATCATTCGGCAATGTCGTGCCAGAAGCCGACTTTCCACGACTGGCAGAAAGAGCTAGTGATTTTGTGGACACAATGACATTTGACAGGCTGGTGGACGGGCTGCCAACAAACGAACACTCTCAGAAGCGTATCAAAAAGGCGGTCTGTTCATTGGCTGAATTAATGTATCAGATTGAGCTTGCTGAAAAGAATGCTACCAATGCCGCTGCGAGCGGTACGTCAACTGCAATCGGGTCTGGTGGTAGCACGACAGGCATTGTAACATCTGTATCCTCCGGCAGTGAATCCATTTCCTACGCCACACCTCAGCAGATTGGAGCAAGTGCAAAAGAATGGAGCGCTGTGTATGCCGCCGCCGGGGATGTACAGAAAACAAATGACTTACTTTACAAGATGGCTTTACCGCTTCTGATGGGAGTAAGGACGGATGATGGGATACCAGTATTGTATGCAGGAGTGTAATTATGGAATTAAAAGAACTCACCAGTAAAGTAATAGAACTGTTGAATATTGAAAATCCAGAACAGATTTCAGATTCTTTGATGGAAATTGTACTGAATGGAAAAACGGAATATTTCGACAAATTCTGTAATATGGTAGAGGACTTGTCTATTGATTGGCTACAGAAGATCTTTCAGTATTACCTTGCTGATAGAAAAGTAAAGATGCAGGATTACACGCCTGTTTCACTGGCAAAATTTGTCGGAAAACTGGTACGGACAGAAAATGAACACACTGTATATGATTTATGTGCCGGAAGTGGTGCATTGACTATTCAAAAATGGAATCTGAATAATGAATTGAAATTCGTATGCTATGAGTACGATAAAACGGTTATTCCGATTCTGCTTTTCAATTTGGCAGCAAGAAATATTGATGCAGTTGTTGTAAATGGTGATGCATTGCAGGATGAAGTCTTTGCAACTTATCTTGTAAAGAAAGGTGATAAATATTCTTCTGTAAAAAAGATAGAAAATTTTAAGCCAGAAAAGACAGATAGTTGTATTTCAAATCCACCATATAATATGAAGTGGAAGATACCGCCGTTTGCGCAGTTGCAACCTCGCTTTAATGACTGTGAGTTGCCGCCAGAAAGCAATGCAAATTATGCTTTTATTTTGACCGCATTAGATAACTGTAAGGAAAAAGTTTCAATGATTCTTCCGTGTGGGATATTAACTTCAGAACTAAAAAATGAAATAGAAATAAGAAAGTATCTTATTGAGAAGAATCTGATAGAATCAGTTATTTTGTGTCCAGATAAAATGTTTGAAGCTACTTCGATTGCAACTTGCCTTTTGACACTGAACAAGAAAAAAGAGACAACACATATTGCATTTTTAGATATGCGTAAAACTTGCGATGTAGAGCAAAGAGAACAAAATGGACAGTTTGGCGGGGCAAGTCACGAAAATAGAACGTACAAAAAAGCTGTTAATGTTTTTTCTGATGAACAGATGGAAAACGCCATTGATTCTATTATTAATCAAAAAAGCATTGCCGAATTTTCAAAAAGCGTGCCTTTTCAAACTGTAGTAGAAAACAGATATACTCTTCTCCCAACACGATACCTTGAATTTAAAGAAGAGGGTTTCGCGCACAGAGATTATGGAGAAATCATTGACGACTTAAACAGAGTTATCAATGAGAAAAATGGTCTCAAACTGACAATGAATGAAACACTTGCAAAATCAATCGGATTGTATGACATATTCCAGATGTTCAAGCAGTCGGAAGAAACAGCGGATTCCATGAATCAAATGCTTACTTTTACCGGAAAAAAAATCGAAAAAGAAAACTTTATTTCCATGACGAAGAAAGCAGGAGAACTGAAATTTGAAAATGGAAGCAAGAACAACATATCAACTATATTGCTTTCAATTTTACAGATGTGGAAACAACACATAATGTATCTGAACAATGAAGAAAACAGATATTTGATAGAATTAAGAGACGCACTTTTACCAGATTTAATGTCTGGAAAAATTGATTTGGGAGGTGATAAATAATGGACATTTCAACACTTGGCTCATGTATTGCAATCGTTATGATCTGCTACATCGTAGGAATGGGCTGTAAAGCATCAAAAAGAATCTCTGATGAATGGATTCCAGTGATCATGGCGGTTATTGGTGGAATTCTTGGAGCGGTCGGAATGGGAGTTATCCCAGATTTCCCGGCATCGGACTATATCACGGCAGTTGCAGTTGGTATGTTTAACGGATTGTCGGCAACTGGTGTGAATCAGGTTATTAAGCAGACAGTGCAGAAAGAATAATTAAGGAGAGGGTATCATGTACGAAAAAACGGTGACGATTTTTAATTATTACGAATCAGCCACGACAGGAGATGCGTACTGGTATCCTCATGTTTTATCCGGCGTTGACCTCATTACGGATAAGGGAGCGATACTCAAAAAGTACGGACCAGATGTAACTGACAACGCACAGTTACACGTACGCTATACCGCCCAGAATGGCGATATAACCATTACTGATAAAGACAGCAAGATTCTTCCATGGATGCCACCTAAAGAGTGGAAACAGCAGATTAACAACGCTCTGGAGGACACTATTACATTCTCGGATGAATCATTCTTCTGGGAGGGTGAGTGGATTGGCGGAACGGTAACCGATAGCGATTATCGGAATGGATTCTATCAGTACATGAATGAGAACAGAGATAACGTGTTTAAGATTACCAGTGTTGGCGGTCCGTATACGCTGATTCCACATTTTGAGATTCTGGGTAAGTAATATGAGTAAGATTCATCATTTCAAAGGATTCTCCATAGTCGATGGAGATATGAAAATCAAGCTGAATATGGACAGGTTTTCCAGACAGTATCAAGAAGCCCAGTATCTCCTTGACGGAATGGTTATGGACAGCATGGTTCCATTTATGCCAATGATTACCGGAAATTTTATCAATCGGACAAGAGTTGAGAGTGCATCCTTGCAAGGAACTGGGAAAGTATGTGCGGCGGCGGCTCCTTATGGACGTTTTCTGTACGAGGGGAAAGGAATGGTTGATGAAGCAACTGGAAGTCCCTACGCAAGACGTGGAGCAAAGAAAGTTCTTGTCAGTCAGTTTTCTGGTCAGACAGCCGCAAAGGAAAATCTTGAATACACCAAACAGGCTCATCCACGAGCACAGGCAAAGTGGTTCGATGCTGCTAAGCGACAATACGGTGACACATGGCTTCGCAAGGTAAAAGCACAGGCAGGAGGTGGCAGACATGGCGGATAAACCTATCGGAAAAGATGCAACCGGATATGAGATTTTGACAGATGCCATGAAAGCACTTCTGAATCAGTATCCAGGGCTATACGAAAATGAAACAATCAAATTTGAAGAACTCGGCAAAGATTCCGGAATCGCTTTCTCGGCAGACAACGGAGCTTTAATCTATTCGGAAAAGGAAGATGTATGCGGAGTGATGCATCAGGTATGCCAGTACCCATTTTATGTGGTTTACCGCACGGCATCAGACAAAGAACGGCAGAAGTTATCTGTTCAGAAGTTCCTGGACAATCTCGGTAAATGGATATGCCGGGAACCAGTTATCATAAACGGCTCTGAGACGCGCTTAAATGCTTTTCCAGAGCTTTCACAGGGGCGAGTGATAAAACGTATAACCCATGATAATTCCTATGGTTTAGAGCCACAGGAGAGTGGCGTACAGGACTGGTTATTGCCATTGTCAGTACGCTATGAAAATACTTATGAAGTAATATAACAAGTAACAACCGGCTATCAATTGGAGATAGTCGCTAACCTACACAGCCTTTTAAAAGTTATAGGCAGAAAGGACATTTCTATGGCAGTTACAGGCAAAATTGACCGTAAATACATGGCTCATTATATCGATGCAGGTTCTCTCTGTGGAGGACTGACACCGAAGTATGAGCGTCTTGGAAAAGATCTGGAAGAGTACAATGTAGAACTCAATCCAGACACCGAAACATCTAAAAATATTCTTGGAGAATCCACATTTAAACATAACGGCTATGAAGTTTCTTCTGATGCCGATCCGTTCTATGCGGACACTACATCTGGTCTGTTCACGGCGCTGCAGAAGATTGTAGACGGACGTCTCAAAGACGATAACCTCAAAACAAAAGCAGTTGAGGTTCATCTCTGGACAGAAGCCACGGCAGGCAAGTATGAAGCATACCAGCAGGACTGCTACGTTGTACCGACTTCCTATGGCGGCGATACATCCGGCTATCAGATTCCGTTTACTGTGAACTACGTTGGCGAACGTGTAAAAGGAAAATTTGATATCAGTTCCGGTACATTCACAGCTGACAGCGAATAAGCACATATGCAAGGAGGGTACGCCAAATGGCAAAAGTAATTAATACAAAAATTGATGATGGAATTCTCATTTTCACATTCACTAACAACGAAGACGAAGTTTTTTCTTCTTTCAAATTAAATCCGACGGATATCAATGTAGCAGCACGCGCAGAGGAACTGACAGAATATTTTGAACAATTCAAAGATTCTATTCAGAAAGTCACTTCTGGTAAAGAAATGGCTGAACTGAATAAACAGATCGAAGACAAAATCAACTATCTTCTTGGCTACGAAGCATCAAAAGACCTGTTCAAAGAGCCGATCACAGCGACTACTGTTTTCGGAAATGGCCAGGTTTTCGCTTACATCGTTCTGGATAAAATCGTAGAAGCAATTGCACCGGAAATCGAAAAGAGAAAGAAGAAAATGCAGGCAGCAGTCAATAAGTATACGGAGAAGTATACAAAATGACCGCCTATGAGCTTCCCACCTCACTAAACATAAGTGGGGTGGATTTTTCTATCAGAACGGATTTTCGAGCAATTATTGATATTCTGGTCGCCATGAATGACCCAGAACTGGACGAGCAGGCGAAAGCAGTTGTTATGTTGCAGATTCTGTTTGAGGACTGGCAAAGTATACCGACTGAATGTCTGGATGAAGCTTGTCAGAAAGCATCAGAGTTCATCGACTGCGGACAATCTGACGACAATCCGAACCACCCAAAACCCCGATTAATGGACTGGGAACAGGACGGAGATATGATCGTTCCGGCTGTAAACAAGGTTGCTGGTAAAGAAATCAGAGCAGTGCCATATATGCACTGGTGGACATTTTTTGGATATTTCATGGAATCCGGCGAGTGCCTGTTCAACACAGTTGTTGGAATCCGGTCAAAAAAGGCAAAAGGTGAACGCCTGGATAAATGGGAAAAGAAATTCTATCAAGAAAACAAGAACATTATTGACATAAAAACACGTCTCAGCGACGAGGAGCAAGCGTATAAAGATGCGCTGAATGAGATGTTAAACCTCAAATAGTTAGGAGGTGGACACATGGCTGCTGATGGCTCAATTATCATTGATACCAGAATAGATACTGATGGAATATCGTCTGGCGTCAAAGAAGTACAAGCGGCATTTAAAGATTTAGCAAACTCGGTCAAGGAAATAAATGCAAATATTAATAGCATATTTCACGATGGATTTGAAAAACTCGAAGATTCGTTTCAATCTTTACAGCAAAAATCAGAAAAAGTTGAAAACTCTATGGACAAAATGGGGAATTCGGCAAAAAAAACAGGCGCCACGGTTTCTAGCTCATTTAATAAAATGGACACTTCCGGTGCAAGTCGAAAAGTAAATCTTTTAGGGCGTCAGTTTGAAGGATTAGGAACGATAGTAAAGCGAATTGGCTTTCTGGTTGGCTCTGCTTTTGCTGTTGGCAAGCTAATTCAATTTGGTAAGGAATCTATAGAGCTTGGTTCCGACCTCACAGAAGTTCAGAACGTAGTCGATGTTACATTTACCACCATGTCCGACAAAGTAAATGAATTTGCAAAGAACGCTATGACCTCAGCCGGACTGTCAGAAACAATGGCAAAAAGGTATGTCGGAACGTTCGGAGCAATGTCTAAGTCGTTCGGCTTCTCTGAGGCACAGGCTTATGATATGTCAACGGCCCTGACGCAGCTGACTGGTGACGTGGCTTCATTCTATAACATCAGTCAGGACTTGGCTTATATCAAGCTGAAATCAGTTTTTACAGGTGAAACGGAAACACTCAAGGACCTCGGCGTGGTAATGACCCAGTCAGCACTTGACCAGTATGCACTGGCTAATGGCTACGGCAAAACCACATCTGCTATGACTGAACAGGAGAAAGTTGCTCTCCGTTTTGCTTTTGTACAGGAACAGTTATCAGCCGCATCCGGTGACTTCATTCGTACTTCAGACAGCTGGGCGAACCAGGTACGAGTAATGCAGTTGCAGCTACAATCTCTCAAGGCAACAGTCGGACAGGGATTGATTAATATTTTTACGCCTGTTATGAAAGTTATCAATATTCTGCTTGGTAAACTGGCAACTCTGGCAAATGCTTTCAAGTCATTCACAGAACTGATTACTGGCAAGAAGTCCTCTGGTCAGACAAGTGGAAGTGGCGCAGGACTTGCCGGAACAGGCGCGATCGCAGATACAGCAGATCAGTATGGACAGGCGGCGGATAATGCAGAGCATCTTGCAGATGCCACGAATGACACTGCTAAAGCTACAAAAAAGGCAAATAAAGAAACAAAAAACTATCTTTCATCGCTCGATGAAGTACACAAGGTTAGCTCCGCAGAGAGTGCATCTTCAACTCCTTCCGGTTCTGGTTCTGGTGGAACTGGCTCTGGGGGCGGAGGATTGCCGAGTTCGGTTGGCAGTGTGGACTATGGCAGCCTGGCAGAGGGCGAAAACGCACTTGACAAGATTAGTGATTCTGCTAAGAAACTAGCCGACCTTCTTAAAAAACTCTGGAAGCCATTTAAGGACGCTTGGAAAAAAGAGGGTAAGAATACTATTAATGCGGCGAAAACCGCACTTGATGGACTCAAAAAGCTCGCTGTAAGTGTAGGTAAAAGCCTTGTAGAGGTCTGGACAAACGGCACGGGCACAACGATGCTTACGACCATGCTGAGGATTGCTCAGAACGTACTTAAGACCGTTGGGAATATCGCTTCCGGCTTCGCAGATGCTTGGAATAAGAACAATGTCGGAACACAGATTATCCAGAACATTGCAGATGCTCTTGTAGTAGTTATGCAGTTTGTTGAGAAAATCGCAGAGGATACAGCGACATGGGCGGCGAATCTCAACTTTTATCCGCTATTGGAATCTATCAGCAATTTAACCAGTACATTTGCTCCAATTTTAGAATCCATCGGAAATGTTCTTGAATGGATTTACAATAATATCGTTCTTCCGATGCTGAAATGGCTGATTGAAATAGGAATTCCAACAGTGATTAACCTAGTGTCTGATTTGTCAGGTTTTTTTGCAGACCATCAGTCAATCATTGAGGCATTCGGCGCAGCTCTGATTGGAGCATTTGCAGCAGGAAAGATCGCGATACTGGCTAAAGGCATCAGCGGAAGTATTGGTACAATTATGACATATGGAAAAGGTCTTATAGCTCTGATGACTGGGGCGGGTGGAATTATAGGTGGTATTAAAGCTATCGCAACAGCTATCGGACCAGGGGGAATATTCGCTATTGCCGTTGGAGCTTGCATTGCGATTGGCGTTTTACTGTACAAAAATTGGGACAAAATCAAAGAAGTTGCAGGAATCGTAGCATCTGCTGTTGTTGGCTTCTTTAAAACAATGGGCAAAGGTGTAAGTATGATTCTTTCTGATCTGAAAGAAACCGTTACTGGAATCTTGGATGCGATAGGAACACTTGTTTCAAATGTCGTTTCTTCGATAGTTAAATTTGTTACTTCAAAGACGCGAGAAATGGCAGAAGCGGCAACCAGAAAAATTAGCGACATGAAAGAAAAAGCTTCAACTTTATGGAACGGTATGAAAGCCAATGCAAGAGAAACCTGGGAGAATATCGTGACGATTGTGGGAAATAAAGTCGCAGCTATCCGCGATGCTATTGTAAACAAATTTACATCGGCAAGAGACAGAGTGGTGGAAATTTTTGGCGGTATCCGTGATACCATCCGGGATATTCTAAACAAAGTCATCGGAATTGCAAACAGCGCTATTGGAACTGTAAACAGTGCAATCGGCGGCATTGAATCAGCATTTACATTTGGACCGTGGAAGGTTCCAACTCCGTTTGGCTCAAGGACAATTGGATTTACAGCTAATTTCCCAAGAGTTCCTACAATTCCATATCTTGCAAAAGGTGCCGTTATCCCGCCAAGATCAGAGTTCCTTGCAGTGCTTGGAGATCAGAAGAACGGACGCAACCTGGAAGCACCAGAAGACCTGTTAAGACAGATCGTAAGAGAGGAAACAGGTGCAAATCGGAATAGTGGCGGAAATTACAGATTTACCGCTCAATTGAACCGTAGAACGATATTTGATGAGATGATTGATGAAGCAAAGTTAAGACGTGACGCAAGCGGTACGAATCCGTTTGAGCTGGCATAGGGGGTGAGAACGTGGCATTTTCGATAAGCAAATCAATAACTGATAGATACAAGATAAATGGGCTTCTCATCCCTCAGCCAGATGAGGACATGCAGTGTAATTTTGAGACCACCTATTCAGAAGGAAGTAACCGAACTCAAAAAGGAGTTGCGCTAATAACTCCACTTTTTACAGTTATGCAATATAGCTATAAAGCCACCAATGTGCCAGTTGATGAGAAATCAACTAATCTGGTAAATGCAATTATTAAAGGAAAGCCATTCATTTTACATCACTGGTTAGCACACAAAAATGAATGGCGTTCAGAAAAGTTTTACGTGGGAAAAATGAATTACAACATAAAACAAGTTGGGGAATACTATTCCGAAATATCATTTAATATGCAGGGGGTGAATCCACTTGATTAATGTATCAAACACTTTTAAAGAAAAATTGCAGGACGGTGAGCAAGTAATTGAAATCGTGGATATCACCTTTGCTGACGGAACAAAAAAGACACTTGAAAACGAGATTATGATCGGCAACAATGAATTTTCTGATTGTGCGGAGAGTAGCAGCTTCCCGGTCGGCGCTACAGTTTGCAAAACAATGAAGCTTGAACTGGACAATACAGAGGATCAGTGGAAAGATTATAATTTCTATCAAGCTAAAGTACATGCCTATTTGAAACTCCAGACTTCCGTAGCAGAACCAGCCAGTGAATCAATTTGGATGGATGATTTTTATGAGCCGATTTTAGACACTGATGGAAACAGCATAGTTCTGTCCAGAGCCGCGTCGGAAGACCGATATGAGACGATTGATAAGGGTGTCTATACAATTACCACGCCAGAGCAATACGGTGAAATATTGAGCTTTACGGCGCTTGATGATATGTACAAGACAAACACTAAATATTATAGCGCCTTGACACTTCCGCAGCCGATTATGGCTCTGGTGAGAGATGCATGTGAAAACTTAGGAATCCCTATGGGATTTTCCTCTATGGCGCATGGAAATGTAATTGTCACAGCGCTCCCAGATAATATGACATTCCGACAATTGATCGGATGGACGGCAATGCTAGAGACAGCAAACGCCAGAATTGACAACAGAGGTTATTTGCAGTTTATAAAATGGAATTTTGGAGCTGTCGAAAACGGCTCCTTAGTTCCGTTTAAATTAGAGGATTACGTGAGTAGTCCTACACTTTCCAGTGATGATATTGTAATTACTGGTATCAGAGTAAAAAACAAAGAATCGGAATCCCTGTTTGGAACTGCTGGATATGTTCTGGAGTTGGAAAATAATCTTCTGTCTGACAGTGACCTCGGAACTGTAGCGGCATGGATCGGTGGCGATCTGGTCGGGGCTAAATTCCGAAATCTGCAAGGAGATCTGATTTATAATCCTCTGTTAGAGTTTGGAGACATGGCATATAGCTTTGATCGGAACGGAAATAAATATCTTACACCGATTACTGATGTATCATCTCCGTTAAATGGCATTACCACTGTAAAAACGCAGGCAGATGATCCCATCCGAAATAGCAGCACATATATGTCGGAAGCTACAAAAGCACTGGTAGAAGCTAGACAACTTGTTAAGGATGAACGCACAGAGCGCGAAAAAGCCGTTGAAAGGCTAGCAAATACGCTTAAGGAGTCTGGCGGGCTTTATATGACAGAAGATCCACAGGACGACGGTAGTGTAATCTATTATATGCACAATAAGCCGACTCTGGAAGAATCAGATATTGTATGGAAACTCACGGCGGAAGCCATTGGAATTTCTACAGATGGTGGAAAAACCTATCCTTATGGATTTACTGTTACAGGAGAAATGATTACAAGACTGCTATACGCCGAGGGAATCAATGCAAGCTACATCAATGCCGGCGCGCTGATCGTGCGTGACACAAACGGAAAGATTATCTTTTCAGCCGATATTGATAATAACCAGATTGTAATTGACGGCGCATCCGTGCGAATCGGTGCATCATCTTTGGACGGACTGTTAAACAGTATGCAAGGTCAGATTGACGGAAATATCAATACCTGGACCGGGACTCCTGTGCCTACACTTAGCAATTACCCGGCAAACGAGTGGCTAACTGATACAGAAATGAGTAAGCATGTAGGTGATCTGTATTATGATGGAGGCAGCCATGCTTACAGATTCCGCAATGATGGAAAAGGGTATTACTGGGAAAGATTAAAAGACACGGACGTAACAAAAGCATTACAGGATTCCGAGGATGCTTTAGCGGCAGCTAAATCCGCGCAGGAAGCGGCGGCTCTTGCAAAGAATATGACATTGCAGTTGAGCAACGAATACCAGGGCATTTCTGTTGATTCTGATGGAAATTACGGAACATTTCCCGGCAATGTGAGTACGCAGGCAGTCGTGATGTACGGAACGCAGGATATTACATCTGATTGTAAATTTACAATTATTAAATCGGATAGCGTAACAGGATCCTGGAACAATTCAACTAAAACATATACGGTAACAGCATTATCCGCTGACAATGGATGGGTAGATATTAAGGCAACGTATATCAGTGTTTTGTCAGTAGTTAAGAGATTTTCGCTGGCTAAAATTTATGCTGGGAAAAATGGTACAAACGGTGTTGACGGTCTCCAGGGACCAAAAGGAGACCAAGGCATACCGGGACCACAAGGAGAACAAGGTATTCAAGGCCCACAAGGACCGAGAGGAGAACAAGGAATTCCTGGAACTCCCGGGGCGGATGGGGAAAACGGTTCTGATGGCAAGGATGGAGCAGACGGAAAAGATGGAAAAACAAGTTATACACACATTGCCTATGCGAATTCTGCGGATGGAAAAACAGATTTCTCTGTGTCAGACAGTAATCGTGAGTATATCGGTATGTATGCGGATTTTACCGAGCAAGATAGTACTAATCCAGATGATTACGCGTGGACACTTGTAAAAGGCGCGAATGGCGCACAAGGTATCCCTGGAAAAGCAGGTGCAGACGGAAAGACACCATATTTCCATGTGGCTTACGCAAACAGCGCTGACGGAAAAACAGGCTTTGATATAGTTGTCAGTGCTGGAAAACAATATATCGGACAGTATACAGATTATACGGAAGCCGATAGCACTAACCCCGGTGCCTATTCATGGACAAAGATTAAGGGAGAACAAGGAGTTCCGGGTAGAACATATTTTCTTGAAAGCCCATCATATGTTATTAAGCAACGCGCGAATGGCAGTGTAGCCCCGAGCTATATTACTTTGAGTGCTTGGTATCGCGATGGAAACGCGGAAACACGAACAGCATATAAAGGTCGTTTTAAAATCGAAGAATCCGTAGATGGGGAAAATTGGAAAACGGTATATTCTTCTGCGAAAGACGAAACAAGCGTTTCACATAATTTATATACGGTATTATCAACTAAAGCGGGAGGAATTATAACAACGGCTTCTGGAAGGTCAATTGGAATTCCAAGAGATGTAAGTGCCATAAAATGTACCTTATACGCGGCGGGTGGATTTTCACAACCATTAGATTCCCAAAGTATGGCGGTTGTAATTGATGTAGATGCACTTACACATGAAGAAATATTTAACCTCTTAACCAATGATGGCGCAATTAAAGGAATTTATAAAGAGGGAAATCAGCTATATATTTCGTTCACTTACGCCAAGGGCGGCATATTGAAGCTCGGCGGTCCAAATAATGGATATGGCACTTTTGAGGTGTATGATGCTAGCGGAAATGTTATTTGCAAAATAAACAATACAGATGGATTCAAAAATATAAAAGGGAATGAGTGGGCGCAAATAAAAGAATCTATATTTAGTGCTGGATATGGCAGCATAACAGATGGACTTCTTGACTTATCAGCGCAATATGAAAACAAGAGAAATGTTGTTCTCCAATCTGTAACTGGTGATTTGATATTTAAGGTAGCTCAAAATTTAATGATAGAAGGAATGAAAGCACTTACTGCTGGAAATCCGATGGTTTTTAGTCCAACATATCTTTATGTTGGATATTCCTCATCATCCTCCATGCACTACAAAGTGCTTGGGAAATCCATCAAAGAAGACGAGCTGGAAGACCTATACAGAATCAAAGTAATCTGGGCGAAATACAAAGACGGATATTTATCTGAGCAAGATGAACGATACGGTAAAGAAATGCCGATGTTTATAGCCGAGGACATTGACCGAAGATTTCCATTAGCTGTTGACCATAATGAAAAAGGTAAAGCTGAAAACTGGAATTATCGCATTATGATCCCATGCATGTTTGCCATGCTGAAAAACGACCATGAGAAGGTTCTGGCATTGCAGTCAGATAACCAGATATTACTTTCTAAAATTGATGCTTTATCAGCAGAGGTAGAGCAGTTAAAAGAACTTATCAACAATATTTCACGAAAGGATTGATAAAAAATGTCTGAATCTATACCAAGTACACTAATATCAGCTCTCCCAGCAGCTACCAAAGTATCTGATACGGATATTGTGGTATTGGAGAACGGCTCTACAACCCAGAAGATTACTATAGCGCAGTTGAAAGAGGCGCTAGGGATTAATGCACTAAACACGAATTTTAAATTCTACAGTTCCTTATTTCAAATTGGATTAACAACAGCTGCAACATGGGATCAGATACTTATTAAATTAACTGATGGTACTGGAATAAAATTTGCTGCATGGAAATCAGACTATCCTAATTTATCAAATCCATGCACAGGTAGTAGGCAATTAATAACTGTTTGCAGATCATATTCAGGTTATTCTACTATAGAAGTGTGGGATATTGATAATAACGTTCGCCACTTTACAGCGCATAATGGAGATAACTATAGACCTTGGAAATCATACTAAAACCACGTTACACTCTATGTTTTTAATGCTGTTGACAATCAGCTGCATTTACGTTTCTTTGTATATAATCTACAAGTATCAACAAATGTTGCCCAATCACTACTGTATTGCCATCTAACTGTATATGTTCAAGATGAAATTGCAAATTCTGGAAAGCTTAATTGAGCATAATAAGCAATACTTGGACATCTTGTTGAATTGGACTATATACTTTTATTCTCCCAGTAATATTTACGTCTCTTGCAACAACGCAACCAGCTATATATTAAAACAAACCTATAATTAAAGGAGGGCAACAACATGCCAAAATGGACTGAATACACAATGAAAGATACGTTAGCGGATAATGACGAAGTAATGTTGTATGACGCAACTGCGAGAGCGAATAAACGTGGACTAATGAGCAAGTTTTGGGATTATGTAGTTGATAAAATGGCAACGGCTGTTATCTCGAAATTGGAGACTAATAACAAGACAATCATCGGGGCAATAAATGCACTAAATAGTGAGTCGTTAATAGGAAATGTAACTACAATTGATGATATTACCTTTGATTATAACTCATTTACGAAAACTGGCTTATATTATATTAATGGGCCTAAAAATCAATCGGAGAGTGATAACAAACCAGGAGAAAATATCACGAATTGTTTTATGATGGTTCTCGCAAAAACAGATTACAGATGTTTTCAAATTATATTTCCTGGCAACACGGAAAGAATATTTTACAGAAATACAAAGACTGATACATCTGGATGGAATTCTTGGAAAACATTATAAATAGCAATAAGTTAATGTATTTTAGCTCCTGTCAATAATATAGCTTCCAAATACAAAAATATCCGTATTTTCGGCATTATGATATAGTTTTATTTTTCCATCTCTATATATCCATATTGTTCCAACAGGAATATATGGAATATAATTTGTAATGGCGCTCAAGACAGCATAATCATAGTTAGGATTAAGAAAGTCTGGAATTTCACCAATATTATAATCGTCAATATTATTTTGATTGATGACCTTAAGAGTACCAAATACACTTACAGCATCTGCACTTTTTCGAAAGTATAAATATCCACAATCTGTGCTTAAGGCGTGAATTTTACCAACCATATCACTATAGAGTTTATTGGAGAAACAAGAAAAAAATAACAAAACACTACCAAACATAAAATGAATATGCTATAATCAGCGTATCAAAATCGGAACAACAAAAAGGGAGCTGAGTTCCCGACTACCAATCAAAAAACTCAGCTCCAAGCACCACAAAGGGTACAGCTATATTATATAAAAATGTGGGGCTGAAATTCACAATTGCTCGCTGTATCATGTACTTATCAACATGAAAGGAATGATATAATGAGCAAATTACAGGAATTTTTAAGCCTTGGTTATTATTACGCATCCAACGGCGGGTACCTTGAAAAGAAAAGTAATGCCTATCTGGATGATTTTAAAAAGAATGCAGGATACAACAATTACACCAAATTCGCAAGAGATGTAAATAGCTGGGGACAGCCAGGATGCCAGGGGCAGCCGTGGTGTGCAGAGTATCAGTTCTGGAAGCTGGCAAAAGTTCTTGGAATCACAAATGCCCTCAAAATCATGGGTGGTGGTTTTTATAACTGTCAGAGTGTAAAAAACTGGTCGAAAAAACAGGGCACATGGCATACCGTTCCGAAACTTGGTGCACTTCTGATTTTCCGAAATGGCTCCCATATTGGAGATGTACAGAATTTTGATGGAGCTAGAATTTATACTAATGAGGGAAATACTTCCAGTGCTCCAGGAGTGGTGGCAAATGGCGGAGCGGTTCGCAATAAATCCTACTCCATCAACGATCCAGCAATCGACGGATATGTTTGGATTGATTGGGAATCCTATGAAGATACTGTCACATGGAAAAAGGCAGGAATTAGAATAGCGACTGTGAACGATTTATACGTCCGCGAGACACCGAATGGATATGTAATGGGTTCCATTGATAAAGATACTGTTGTTGATATTGATGGAAAAACAAGTGGAAAGTGGACGCATGTAAAAGTTTCCGGTATCGGTATTGGCTGGATCTGGACTGGATATCTAGCAAAGGAGGGTGGCCCCGCATCCGCTACCATTACAGGAAAACAGGATAAGACACAGGTGCTTTTCAAGGGAAATGTAACTGCCACTGTGCTTAATGTGCGTACTTGGGCTGGAACTGAGTACCCGAACATCAAAAAATACCCAACTCTTAACCAGGGCAACGAAGTGGAAGTTATGAATTATACACAGAAAGATAAAAACGGCAGCAAATGGTATTATATTCGTATTGCAGGAAAGTATTATGGCTTTGTATCTGCAAAATATATTAAGAAACAGTAAAAAATATCCCGGGGTTAATTCCCCGGGACTTTCTTTTTTTTAATTACCGACAACATCAATGAGCCAGTTCGTTGGCACATAGAAGATATCATTAATTATTCTTTTGAATTTTTGGGAAAATGTCTAGCTGAAAACCAATCTCGTTGCCTTTCCCATAAGCGTTTTTGGTATCTTTTGAGTAGACAACCTTTTCAATCAAACTCTTAAGCATTTTATTCTTCGATTCCGTGTCAAGGCTCCAATAATTATCAAGCAACTCTTCGCAACGCGGGATAAAATCCGACCGTTGTTTTATAATGTTCTCGTCATGTTTGATTTCTTCTTTTAATTTTTCTATAGTATCGGAGCATGACTGGATAGATGCGGATATTGTTTTAGCACGTTCAAGAAAAACCTCTGTGGTGTAGATACCCTGTTCAAGCAGATCATATTGTTTCGCCTTCTGAGAGTTTAAGTTTTTCAGCTCGTTTTCTTTTTCGTGTATGAGATTCTGCTTAGAAGTTATTCCGCAATCAATATCCTTTGAAGATATATTAATATCATTGTTTAACTTATATTCCTCCACAATCTCCCTAATTCCATCAATCACAGCTTTTTCAACCAGAGGCAACTTGCTACTTACTGTGGGGCAAGACGTATATGGACACATGAGGGTATCTTCCTGTCCGCGCTTTTGATAAGGACGGCGAACCATGGCGCGACCGCATTTGCTGCAATAGACAATTCCGGCAAGTGGATTACGAATCGAGTTTGCTATACTAACTGGTCGAGGTGGGTTCTTTTTTCGTATTTCCTGTACGGAGTTAAACAGGTCCTCCGATATAATAGCCGGATGCAATCCATCACAAATAAGAGTATCTTTTGATCGTGGGCGTGTCTTAATTACTTGACCAGTCTGTATAGTCTTCACTGTTTTTCTCCCATTCCATCGGATTTTCCCGATGTATACCGGATTTGTCAGAATTCCCTGTATACTGGCAGGAGTCCAGTCACCGCCCAGTGCAGATTCTATTCCCATTTCATTTAATTTCCGTGCAATCTTCGCAACTCCGATTTGTTCGCAGCCATCACCGGAATACCAGGTGTAGATCATTTTTACAATCTCAGCTTGAGTCGGAACAGGTCGGAGAGTATAGCCTTTTTCTTTTTCGAGTTTTACTCTTTCGTATCCGTAAGGTGGTTTGTTGCCACAGTATTTCCCTTCTTTTACTGATGAGATCCTTCCGGCATTCAGACGGCGCTTGATGGTTTTGTATTCTCGGCGGCTCATGAATAGCCCAAACTCAAAATACTCTTCATCAAATTCGTTGTTTGGGTCATATATTTTTGTTGGGGTAATAATCTTCGTATCGGAATATTGGAAAGCCCTGGACACAACGCCTTGGTCTATAGTATCACCTCTGGCGAGACGTTCTACTTCCACAACCAGAACTCCATCCCACATACCGGATTCTACTTCGTGGAGAAGCTGCTGCATAACAGGACGGTCGGCGATAGTTTCTCCCGATACCACTTCGCGGTAAATAGCGCCCACGATGTACTCTTTTTTCTTTGCGAGATCTAACAGGATCCGTTCATGTCTGGCGAGGGTTTCACCCTCTCCATGCGCTTCAGCTTCCCGATCAGCTCTGGATTTCCTTAGATAGATGCATACTGATTCATTCATTTTATCATTCTCCTTTTTTTAACTTGTGCGATAATCCAGGAGATGATATAATCATAGTGTAGGTAAGATTTTCTCCGAGATTATCTTATTTATTAAACCGGTTCCTGTTGGTCGCAGGAGCCGGCTTTTTTATTATTTATTCTATTTCATCAATATCAAGAGAATATCCAAAGACTTCTCCAACATCTGTACATTTCCCTTTTAAAGTAACTGTCTCTCCTTTGGTCATGGAAGCTACTTTTGTTTTTTGTTCATCATTTTTTATGTAGCATTGAACTCCGATAATCTCAAAGTCTCCATCAGCCATCAAGTTAATATACTTTCCAGAAGCGTCAATGTTTGTAAGTTTTCCAGTAATCTCAAGATATTTATCTTTGTATTTATCAGATGCTCCCATGGCATTGTTATCAAGATCTGCCATCATATCATTAACGGAAACAGTGGTATACTCGATCGGTGCAGCTTCTTTCTTTTCTGAAGAAGTAGCCGTTGTTGCACTTTTACCTGATTCCGAATCACTTTCACCCGCTACAGCTCCGATGATCGCTCCGACAAGGATTATCAGCACAACCCATTTGAGCTTTCCACCTTTTAATTTCTTTCGGCACTGCGGGCATACTTTAGCGTCCGCCGGAATCTCTGTTTTGCAATACTTGCATTTCTTAGTTTTCTCTGTACTCATACTACAGTTCCTCCTTATACTTTTGAGTTGATTCTAGCACATATTGTAAAGTTTTAGAATATTTTTGTTAAAATTTTTGTTTCGAAATTTGTCGGATTTATTTAAAACAGTGTAAAAATGTGCTATTATATACATCATGTAAAGTTGTTTTTGTCTAAAAAAAGAGGCGGTATTTTGAAATTAGCCAAAAAAGTTATAATTTTTGTCGGAATAATATTGATAATCAGTTGCATAGTTCATGTTCCGAGTCGGACACGCAATCTCTCATGTAAAAATTCTACGGTCAGCCTTGTCCGGCAATCTAGCAGACATTCTACAGTCAGAAGGAGCGTTCCTAACCAGATACAGATTATTTTTGTGCTGCTATACCGTATAATTCCACGTAAAACGCATTTTATATTCGATAGTGCGAATATTTTCTTTGCAATTACGCACATTCTGGTTTATCACTGGCAGTTAGCAAGGAGGGATTTGTCTGCCGATGCCGTTTTATCGTACCAAAGATAATGTAAAAGAGAACAAATGTTTTTGGACGGTAGGAGGTATAATATGGATTACAAGAAAGAAATTATTGAAATGATACAAAAGATAGAAAACAGATGTTGGCTGAGGTCAATATACATTTTCATAAAAACATTAATCGGTTAAAAAGAAAAGCCAAGGGTTTGCGCATTGCCCTTGGCTATTTTCTTATTTCTTTTCGTAAATTGTGTCTAAGAGTTTTTCTAAGTTATCCCATCCGGAATCATCCAGCTTTGCCAGAGCATTGATGAGACGGTATTTAAAATCATCATCACTAGACTTTAGAACATTTCCAAACAGCTTAGAAATTTCATCGTTTTTGTTCTCTGGAACGAACATACTTCCTTTTCCTGTTCTGAGCCATTCTTCACTCACTCCAAACTCTCTGCATATAGATTTGATAACAGCATCTGTTGGATTTCTTAAACCAGTTTCATAATTAGTAATGGTATTTCCCTTTACTCCAATTATGTCTCCAAATGCTGTCTGAGTGAGCTTCTGGGATTTGCGCACTTGTTTGATTCTGTCTTTCAATTTTCCTCACCTCCAATGATAATATATCATAAAAAACTCACAAAGTCAATATTTAGTGTTGACATATAACTCACATCGTGATATTATAAACTCACAAAGCAAGGAGGTGACAACAAATGTTCCACAGAACACCGTCAAAATATGACAACATGACAAAATGGGAAATTCTGGATTCCATAAACAGTGACCCTCATTATTCACATGGGAAAATGGCTAGACAAGCACACAGAGCGTTGCGCAAGTATGGTGACGGATTACCAATCATTTACAGATATCCGAATTTCCCTTATTTGTTATCTGCATTTGCTGGAGGGTTCTCAGCTGTGACCGTATTCATTTTGTTTTCGTCAATGTAAACATTGATTACCTGTCCAGATTTGTACAGCGCAAATAAGCTAATTACGATGGCAACAATGGACAGAGCAACAGGGATATACCACCGTCTGCGGTCTCTTACATAAGAATCATAAAAAGCTTTTCCAGCTGACTGAATGCAGACAATGGTTGGTGTGATTCTTGAATCGGTATCTTCTTTACTGTATTTAATGAACCCGCGTTTCCCAAGATATTCTATTTCTCCTTTTTCCGAATTGGAAAAATCAGACAACGGTATATCAGCTTTATAAAGACGTTTTAACAATTTGATTTGTGAACCAGAAATTTCCATAACATCTCTCCTTTCACAGGAGAGTATACCACAAGAAAGGAGTGAGCGCATGTCAGAAAAAGAAAAAAGAATCATTGAAAAGCTGAAAGATGCGATTCCTAATATGTCAGAGTTTGACAAAGGATACATTCTTGGTAAGACGGAAAGTTTTTCCGAGAATAATCTGGAGCAAGAATCAGATAAGAAAGAAGCTGTAACTTCACAGTAATTAAGGAGGAAAACATGAAGAAATTTGAATTAACATCAGAAACCAAAATTAACATTTTCGGAAAGAAACTTTTCCGAATCAAAGCACTCATTTCGTTTGGAAACGTAGAAGCCGGAGAAACTGGCGGATGGGTAGAAAAAGAAGAAAATGTAAATCAGTCCGGCGATGCATGGGTGTCCGGCAATGCAATGGTGTACGGCAATGCAGAGGTGTCCGGCAATGCAAGGGTGTCCGGCAATGCAGAGGTGTCCGGCGATGCATGGGTGTCCGGCAATGCAAGGGTGTCCGGCAATGCAGAGGTGTCCGGCGATGCAATGGTGTCCGGCAATGCAGAG